AGACAATAACTAAGAGGAGACTTTTAAATGGCTTATGCATCTTCTGGTCTTACTCGTATGGCAGGTGGGGGCGGCTACAATGTTTGGATGTACGCTTCTGCTGACGCTATCGCTGATGTGAACACTGAAGGTTACTTCAATGACGCATCGACCATGGTTAATGTTGGCGACGTTATGTTCGTGTATGACACAGCAACACCTACAGTGAATATTGTAACTGTTCTGTCTAATACTGCGGCTGGTGTCGTTGACGTTTCAGACGGCACTGCTATCAGTGTCGCTGACGCTGACTAAAGGATTGGGAGGGGTCAAGGTATTAACTTACCCCTCCCTAACCTATCATGGCAACAACTAGCACCACCGCCAACTCTGGCGTAGACATTTGTTCGAGAGCGTTAATCTTGATTGGCGCACAGCCAATTACTTCTTTTGGTGACGGAACAACTGAGTCTACTGTTGCTGTTAATATGTATGAGGACATTGTTCGCAATGCTCTTACAAATACAAGGTGGCGGTTTGCTACCAATCAGCAAGCTCTTAACCTTCTTACTGCCGCGCCTACTGGCAGATGGTCAGCCGCGCATCAGATACCTACTGATTCTTTAATGATACACGCGGTCACTGTAAATGATTCGCCTATAGAGTATGCTATCTATGGTGATAAAGTCTTTAGTGATACCAGTACAACTAACACAGTTATAGCTGACTATACCTATAGACCAGACGAATCTCGTTGGCCTTCATATTTCACTCTTGCTGTTGAATATTCTATCGCCATTGTGTTTGCGACTTCATTAGCTAGAGATTCTTCTATGGCTACCCTTATGCAAAACTTAGCTGATAAGGCTATGATCAAAGCTAGGAATCTTGACTCACAGCAACAGACAACAAGGAAGTTGACTACCTCAAGGTTTATTGCTGAAAGGCGTAGCTAATGCCTAGAATAAGAGTACCACTTAGCAACTTTCAATTTGGCGAAGTCAGTCCTTCACTTATCACTAGAACTGACACTAATGTTTATATCAATGCCGCGCAAAGATTAGAGAACTTCTTTATCAAAAACGAAGGCGGCATCCTAAAAAGATTTGGCACAAAATCTATATATGAATTTGATACTGTCCCTGACTTAAACAACAAAGTTCAGCAACATAGACTTGTGCCGTTTATATTCTCTGACGATGAGAGATATATAGTTTCTTTAGAAAACGCTCAGATTAGATGTTTTCAAATAAGCCCTGTTACTGGTGCTGTTAGTTTGGTATCTACTGTCACGCAAGATGTTGACGGTGATGCGCTACCATTCACTGACAGCATCTTGCACGAAGTTACATACGCACAATCAGGCGATGTAATGTTTATTAGCCATAACAGTTTTCAAACAAGAGAGCTTAGAAGAACTAGCTTAACTGACTTTGAGGTTAGCTCTTTTCTTTTTGAGACAAGCTCTGATGGCAACACAACTTTCCAGCCATACTATAGCTTTCAAGAAACTGGTGTTACTCTTGACCCATCAGCATCTAGTGGCGCAGGGATTACGCTAACAACAAGCTCTAATTACTTTGACACAACTGGTACGCAAACTGGCGGCAACTATCCAGACTCAAAACACATTGGCGTTGTTCTAAAGTACGCTAAGACTGAAATAGAAATTAAGAGTGTGCAAAGCGCGACTCAGGCTACTGGCGACATATTCGGAACAATTCAAATTGATTTAGACATTGACGCTTTTAGAAGTGTTGATGGCACTGCCGATCTTGAAGTTACTCATATTGAGCATGGTTTGAAAGTTGGCGACACAATAGAAATATCTAGGGCTGGTTCTATTGCTGGTATTACTGCTGGTAATATTAACGGTACTAGAAACGTGCAAGAAGTTATTGACGCAAACCATTACTTTATAACCGCAGGAACAAATGCTAACGCTTCTGTAGACGGTGGTGGTGCGCCAAGAATAACAACTCATGCACCCACTATTAACTGGAAAGAACAATCATATAGTTCTTATCGGGGCTTCCCTGCGGCAGTTACCTTCCATGAAAACAGATTGTGGTTTGGTGGTACTGTCGGACAGCCTGATGGTATATGGGCTAGTCGCTCTAGCGAATACTTTAACTTTGATGTTGGCGATGCTGAAGATAACGATGCGCTAGACTTAACTGCAAGCATTGGTGAGATTAACGCAATACGCCATATTGTTTCAAACCGTGACTTGCAGATATTTACTTCGACATCTGAGTTTTATATTCCGTCTTTGTTGAATGAACCTATTACTGCAACAAACGCTCAGATTAAAAGACAGACACCTTTTGGCTCTAGTTTTGTTCGACCATTATCTTATGATGGTGCGACTATCTATATTCAAAAGAACGGCTCAGTCGTTAGGGAATATCTATTCTCTGACGCAGAGGCGGCATATGTTAGTTCCGCAGTTTCTACGTTGTCGCCTCACCTCATTAAATCTCCTATTCAAATGTCTGTATTGAATGGTGCTTTGAACAGGCCAGAGACATTTATGTTTGCTGTAAACTTAGATGGCACTATGGCTTTGTTTGCTTCTAACCGAGGCGAGAAACGCGCTGGTTGGACAGAGTTTACATCGACAGGCAAGTTTCATTCTGTGGTCACTATTGATGATAGAGTGTTTGTTGTTATGGTATTTGATAAAGGTGATGGCGTTGATAGGTTCTATCTCCTTGAGTTCGAGCCTACGTTCAACTTAGATTTCTCTAACTCATACACTGGCACTGCTGGTGTGTTTGATGTTTCAGATTACTTTGTTGATGGCTCTATGGTAGATGTTGTTGAAGGATCGGATTACTATGGGAATGTAATGGTTAAAGACCCAGCCGCTACAGCACAGATTACAACTACATCTTTGTCTGTTGTTACATTCTATAAAGGTAATGGAACTGCATTTTCTGAACAGCCAGTTGAGGTTTCTGTTGGCGGTGGCAATAGTACGTTCACAATTACTTTTGCTTCTTTGCAAGGTGACAATGCAAACATATATGCAGAGGCTTCATTCGGAGGCGTAACCACAACTATTGCCAGTTCTGGTGTTACTGTGTCTGCAACTGGTGCGATTCTTGATTTAACAAAAATAAATAACGCATTAACAAATGTAGAAGTAGGATACAAATTTAATGTAAATGCAGAGACAATGCCTATTGATGGTATTATCCAAGGTGGTCCGCTAACAGGACAACCGAGAAGTATTTATAAAGTTGTTGTTGATGTGCTTGATACATATTCAATTAAAATAAACAACGACAGTCTTATACTCAGGCAAGTGACTGATGACTTTAGCAATGAAAGAACAGCCGCTACTGGTAAAAAAGAATTTAGGTTCTTGGGTTATGATAAAGACCCTTCAATTAAAATTTCACAAAACTATCCATTAAAGCTAGAGGTTAATGGACTAATTGCGGAGGTATCGTTCTAATGAGTTTTATGATGGCAATGCAAGCTATTGGCACAGGTATTTCTGTTTACTCTGCAATGCAAGAGGGCAGTGCCGCTAATGATATGGGCAAGTTCAAAGAACAGCAATATCAGCAAGAGCAGATTAATTCTATGATTGAATCAGAGCAGATGCATGTTGATAGAATAAATCAATTTGATTCTGCTACTGCTACTAATGAAGCGTTCCGTTCTTTCCTTGGCAGAGATACATCAGATTCATCTTTTCAAGCTTTCTTAGATAAACAAAGGGAAACAGCCTTTAGGGATGCTAGTCGGATTAGTTTCCAAGGATTTATGAAAAGTGAAAGCTTAGAGTTATCTGGGAAAGTTGCTAGATACGAAGGTGCTGTGCAAGCTAAGAGTGCTAGAAATAAAGCTATGATGTCTCTTGTAGGAGGCATGGGCAAGATGTACGAAACTATGGCGATAGCGTAATGGCTGGTGTAATTAAAGAAAGAGTATCGTTTCGCAATACTAGCATAGGCGTTGTTCGTGCGCCTACTGCCGCCGTACAAGCGTGGAGAGGGGCTTATGAGTCTGCTAACCAGCTAACTAACCAAGCTTACAAGATGGCCGCTGTAGAGGCTCGTAAGAAGGGTATAGAGGTTGCTGAACAATTAGAGCGAGAACAGATAAGAACCATCAATCCAGAAACAGGCAAGCCAGAGGCGATGTCTTTATTGCCTACTGGTTTTGGTTCTATCGCTCAAGACGCTTACGAATCTGTTATTGATAAGCGTTTCAAAGAATCAATTGACCAAGAAATAAAAACGAAAGCGGCTACCCTTGCTCTAAAATATCAAGGCACTGACAAAGGTGTTGAGGAATTTAAGACTACCTTTGGTGATTATATTGACAATATGCATGGCTTGGCTATTGGAAAATACAAAGGATACATTGAATCTGTTGGCTCTGAATACTTAGCTTCTACTGGTCTTAACTTAGAAGAAAAGCGTGTAGCTAGACAGTTAGATGATGACAGAACAGATGTTCTAAAAATACTTCAATCCCAAAATGGTGACATACTCGACTCTGCTTTCGCTGGTGCGAAGCCAGAAGAAATTAATGAGATGTTTGAAGCCCAGATTGGTTTAATAGAAGATGCGCGTGATTCCAATCTTTTAGTTGGCGAAGCATACGAAAATGAATTGCAGTCTTTAAGGCACACTAGACAAAAATCTATTTTCTTAGCAAAGATTCCAAACTTTAATGACTTAGGCATAGTAACTATGAGGCAGATTAAATCTGCCATTAACTCTAATGGGGTTACTACTTCAAAGATTAAAGGGGATACCGATGCTCAAACTGCTGAGTTGCAAGCGGCTGTTACACAAGTATTAAAAAGCGGTTCAGCTAATCAGAACTCAAAGTTTGTTGTTGGCACAGATACTAAGGAGCTAACTACTTGGCTTGACACTTACATCTCAGACAAAAATGCAATTCAAACTGAACAGCTACAGCAAGATTCTATATCGAAAACAGAAGACTACAGTACTATCCACGTTCCTAGTATGAACAAGTTTACTGAAAGCTTCATGTCAACGAACGTGCCATCGTTAGAAAACTCTAGCAATCCTGTTGAAACCTTTATTGCCAATCAAGAAGTTCTTTCCGCAGAGAGAGCAAAAAGAACTGGCATGGCAGAGCAAAGGCAGATTAAAGAAACAGACGTTGAAGAATTAAATATTTACAGACAACTAAATTCTATGACGTTGTTGACTTCAGTGTTTGGCAAAGACATGACTGCCGCTAAATGGGCTAATGTTAAACAGGCTCTTGTAAATAAAAAAGAATTTTCAGAATGGATGAGTGACGATCAAAAGGCGGCAATTCAAGCTATTATTGATACTCAAGGCTATAAGCCTGATAAAGACCAAGGGGCGTTTACTACTTACTTTAATCAAAATGGCTCTACTGAAAGCATACTTCAATCTTCTAGAGACACTATAAATGAAAAGAACAGAATCAGTAGCATCCCCAGCAACAATCTTAGTGCCAATAATTGGGCTAATGAATATGAAAATAGCGATGATTTAATTGGTTCGTTCAATCCAGACTCTGTTGCTGAAGCAAGAAAAGCATTAGACGATAGGCAAAAAGTAGCCGATGGTCTGTATCAAAACAGAGAGATTGATGAATCTAAAACTAAATTAGATGGCTCTCGCAGAATTAAGACTTCACAGTTTCTTAATCAAATTTTGCCTGACATTACTAATATGGAGCAAACTGATTTAATTGCTGTAGAAACTTATCTTAATCAAGGTACTATCATTAAAGGCAAAGAAGAATTTATCGGCAGAATTAAACCAAGCTTAGACTCTTTGCTTAAAAATAATATGTATATTAGAGGTACTGATGACCAAGCCTTTAGTTCTTGGTTTAACTCTAAAGGTGTTGATGCTTCTAAATTTAGTGCTGAAGCTGAAAAACTTCAAGCCAAAGAAGATACTGCCGCCGCATCTCAAACTTCTTTAGATGTTCTTACTGGTGCGGCTGATGAAATAAATCAAGGGAAAATTCGTTCTGAAGGTTCTTCATTAAATAACAATGGGGATAATACTTTCTTTGCAGACACTTTAGAACGTGGTTTTAATTATATTGATAGCATTGACCCAAGTAATGAAAAAATTACAGCAACGGTTAGAGCAACTGCTTTAGCTAATCATATTGATTCTACCTTTGGTGGCTTTATAGATGGCTTGCGTAATGGCAGTAGCGTTATGAAAAATGCTCAAGGAGAAGTTGTTGAATTAAATAGCCGTTCGCTTCGTGGCATATACATGGCAGTTAAAACTAATGGCGGCAATATGACTGGTGTGCCAGAGTCACACAGAGAACAGCTTTCAATTATGCTAGAGATGGCAAACAAGAAATCCCCTAATGCTTTGCAGGGTGTTGCTAATGATATTAAAACAACAATAAGCACTTTAAAGGGTGAAGAAAGTCAAGACGCTGAATTATTGCGTGGTCAAAATGCTGGTCAAGTTGTTGAAGGCGGTGCATTTGGAAGCAATGCATATGGCTCAACTGTTGCAGACCAAAAGGCTTACATTAATACAAAAGCTGGTAACGCAACTAATAACGATAGATTTTATTTTACTAACGAAGACTCTTTGCCTAGTGAAAACATGCCAACAGGCACAAAAGAAGTCTATCGTCAGATAAGAAATCTTCACGCAATTCCAGAAGTTTTTTCTAGTACCATGACTCAACTGGCTAATGGAACATTGTCAGCACAGCAAGCTAATGTAGCAATACAACACTACGCTAACAATCGAAACGCAGTTTCTGGCATGACTGGTTATAGCATTAATCATCTGGCTATAGCTGAAGGTGGCACAGCCATGGATGCAAAGACAATGGCTAAACTAGATACTGTGTTATCAATAATGGATGTGGAAAACATTGACGCGGCTAGTGCTATTACAAGAGTCAATGAAGTTGATGATGTAGCAAAAGATTTAAACAAAACTGTATTCCAAGACAACATGAAGAAAGCTTTAGATAAAGAAGAAAATGAAAAGTATAATGTAAAAGATTATTTAATAGATAACTTTGAGGGCAACTTAAATGTTGTGACCCAGCTTTTGCCTTATGCTGAGACAATGATTGAAAACGGCATGACGTTTGAAACATTGGATGCAAAGCTAGATGACTTTTACAATACGCAATTCTTACCAACTGAAGGGTTTGTTGTTGATTATTCTTCTGGCTACGGCAACAGGTCTAGAGCTTCTTTAAGGGCTACTGTTGGTGAAGCCAACGTAGAAGGCTTTGTAGATAGTGTTGATGAACTTCTAGGTAGTGGCACAGTATTTACTGCTAGTGGTGAGTCTGGTTCTTTTCTTTTATCAAAAGATGTTGAGTACAATCAAAGAGCAGAAAGCACTTTCTTCCAAGATATGGGGGAAGGCGCGGCATTTTTTATAAGCCCTCAAAATACAATGTTAATGAGGCAGTCTCGAAAAGCAGAAGCTATAGCTAAAGAAAGAGAGTTAGCCGCTTCTGATGATGGAGTAGACAGAAAAGCTGTTCTTGTTCCTATTAGATATTCTAACAATCAAGTTATGTATCGGGTTATGGGGATTGTTAAAAACAAATTAGTACCTTTGTTCCGCATGACAGAAGATGCAGAAGGGAATAAAGTTTCTAGTCCTCTTATGGTTCGCCCTCAAAGAGATTTAAGAAATGGTTTAGAACCAGTTCGCGCGGAAGATTATTTAACTCAAGATGAAATAGATTTGAATAACAGGCGCAGAGGAAAACTATGAGCAACAATGCGTTAGTTGTAGACCCATTTGGTTTTAATCAAAGCCCCTTAAAAGCTGATGTTGAGTCAGATGTAAGCACTGCTCAGACTGGTTTTTTAGATGTTGTTGGTGCGAACCTTGGTTATACCTACGACCCTATCATTGAGTATGTTGGTGACAAGGTGCGTTATGGCAATAGGTTTGATAAAGACTTTGACCCTATCAACAACATGGAAGGGTATGAACAATTTGCCAGTACTTTGATTGAGGCTCGTAATGCTGATCATATGGAGTCTCTCAAACGTCAAATTAGAGAATCTTCTGACAGAAGAAAGATTATGGCTGACGCTGGTTTTGTTCAGAATGTGGTAGCTGGGGTCTTTGACCCCATTAACTTATTGGCTTTGCCTTTTGGTGGTGCTGGTATTTTTGCGGCAGGGGCAAGAGCAACTGCGGCAGGGGTGATGACAAGAGGCGCATTGCGTACTGGTGTGGGTGTTGCCACATTGCAAGCTGGTCAAGAAGCAATCAAATATCCTTTCGACCCATTAGCCACTGTTGAAGAATCTGCTCTAAATGTTGGTGCGGCTTTTGTAACTGGTGGTTTAATAGGTGGTTTGATTTCTGTACCAGCCGCAAGAAGGGCTAAAGTTGAATTACAAACTACTAAAGATATTGAGGAAATGATTGAGGTCACAAAAACTGTGACTCAAGATGACGCGGCTAAGTTAGGCAAACCAGAAGAAAGAAAATTTGGAACTGTTGATGAGCAGACTTTAGAAGTTGAAGCTAAAACTTTGCCTAAATTTATTAGTGATATACAAAAAAGAATAGATAGAGTTAAAGCTAGGTTAAACAAAACCCCAGAAAAACTAGATGATGTTGCGCTAAAAACAGAACAAGAAGGCTCAACCAAAGTATATCACGGTACAAACCTGTCTAATAAAAAAGGCGTAGTTGATGCTGAGTCTCCAAAACCTACAATGGAATCTTTTATTAATAAACGTGGTGAGCTTGTGTTGCGTCCTAGCGTTGGTGACTTTGATGCTCAAAGGGGCAATGGTGTTTCTTTTGGAGAAACATTTGAGGTTGCTAGAAACTACACTTACAGACGCGATAACTATTCACGCGACCCATCTGATAACAAAGATGGTGTAATTTTTGTTATTGATAAAGATGCTTTGCCCCCCAGAAAAGAAGAAACTATGGGCGAGAGCGTTGTTTATACTGACGCTGATATTATTATCCCTAAAGGAAAGTATGAAGTACTTACTAAAAAAGACTTTGACCGCACTGGCAAACAAACTCCTATTAAACAGCAAGACCTAGACAACCTTGAGAAAGCAAAGGCAAGGGCTGAAAGTGACTTAATTGAGTTAAAGCAAGAGAAAATCTTTAGAAGAATGGAAAGTGTAAGGGGGTTTGAGGAAGCTGTAGATGACCCTTATCGTCTGGCAGATAGCTGGTTCACTAACAGTTGGATATACAACAAGCTTGTACCTACTCCAATGAAGAACGCACTGCAAGGGAGCATACCAACTACAATTAAAAAGAAATTTGTAGATGCGTTTGGTGATAACGCTCAGTATATGAACTTAAATAAGATCGGTCTTACAAATGGACACTCTGCTTATGTAATGGCGAAGGTTCGTGAAGGCGAATACGTTCAAGTTATGGACGCTCTTATTAGTAATTTTGCTAGATTAACTGGAAAAGGCAACAATACTATTGCGGATTTTGCTGGTGTGAAAACACCTATTGGCAGAATTGCAGATACTCGCCCAAGAGGGTTTGATGATTTTGCTAAAGAAGTTAATCGTAAATATATTATGGGTGAAAAAGGCGCAACAGATTTAGAAAACGAATCTATTCAAGTGTTGCGAGACTTTTACAAAAAATGGGGAGAGAGATTAGAAGACGTTGGGTTGATTGGAACTCGAAAGTTTTTTGAAAACTCTAAGATATTTAAGGAACGTAGACTTGCTGAAGCAGTAAAGATACGCGATGAACTACGCGCAAAAGAAGGCAAGAACACAGATTATATTAATAATCAAATTTCTAAGAAAATTAAAATTGTTCAGAAATTATTAGATGAAGAACAAGCTAAAGGTTTGACTGTAAATCAATTAACTCTTTTGCAAAAATTAACTAAAGAAATAAACGAATTTAAGACAGGTAAGAAAAGCAAGACATTGACTGAGCGTCAACGTGCTTATCTTGTTGCTCTTGAAGAACGCGCTTATAGATACACAAAAGAAATTGATGAGCTTACTACAACGCTTGATGGCTTGAGTGATGTTTCAAAGCTTGCACCAGATGCAGAAGATATGTTCCCTAGATATTGGGATAGGGATGCTATTCTAGCTAATAAAGAAAAGTTTACTCAAATATTAGAAAACTGGTACGAGCGTAATCCTAAGATTGTAAGTCGTGATAAAGAGGGTAAGTATCAAGAAACTGATATGTCTGCTGACCCTAGAGATATTCGCAAAAGAGCAGAAGATACTGTTAATAAAATTTTAGGTTTAGATGATTTAACTGCCGAGCCTGTGTCTTTCTTTGGCATGGGGAAGTCTAAGCATTTTAAGCACAGAGAATTAGATATACCTAACAGTTTGGTTTTTGATTTTATTCAGAACGACCCCATTGTTGTTATGAAAGCGTATACTAATCGTGTTGCTCCTCGATATGAATACGCTAAGAAATTTAACTCAAAGTCATTAGATGAAGTCTTGGAAGATATTGAAGATGAAATGATGGCGGCTGGTAAAAGTACTAATGAAATCAACGCTGTTCGCAAAGATTTTATTATTATGTACGACAGAGTTGTT